GCAGGAATTGGATTTGTGGTGCCACGTGTTTGATAGAACACAAATGTTACGGCGGGTAACGTAACAGAATTCAGGGGTTGATATGAAAATCCTGAGGTGTTTCCAGTAGCAAGCCCGCTGTAAATAATAGAAGTATTAGCAGCAACCTGGGCGCTTCCTGTGTAAGTGTAATAACCAACACCAGATTCAGCTGCCGTTCCAAGTACGCCTGTTTCTTCGATATAAACTAATTGTCCACTACTCAACGCAATAACAGTTCCAGATGTCGCGGTGTTAACGACATAATCTGGCTCACGATAAAACGTGTCTCGCACAATGGTAATTGAATCGACAACACCACCGCTGTTATTATCGGAACTCAAAGTAGCATCCATGTCCACCAAAATGGCTGGTACTTGACCGCCTTGTACGTTCAAGTCGTAAGCGCTGCCGATAGTTCCGCTGCCAGCAATCTGAGTCGTTACACGCACATGGTCCGCTAGAGGACGATCAACCAAAAGTGGCTGTTTGTTCGTATTGGTGCTGCTGATATGCTAAACACTCTGTCTTGATGACTTCGACAGAGGCCCCCGAAAACTTCTTTTATTATAACGCTATAAACAAAATTGTTATTAAACTTCCTCTAAATCAATTGAAGCAAGTACTGATGAGCTACCAGAATCTACGCTGACAACCAAAGTCAATTCATATGGTTCAGGAACAAACGGATCGCGTTCAAGTTGATATTTGAACAAATTTTCACGACCAACCGAAACAACTGTTGAACCTTGGTTAGAGCCCACTGTAAAACCGTTAGCAAGCGTAACACCACCGCTGATTGATGTGCCGCTTAAATTATATTGAACAGAAGAATGTACATCTAAATCTTCCCAACTTCCCCCGGAAGTTGTACCACCTTTTACCAAAGACCAGTTATAGTTTGTGTTATTTGTAATACCAAGGACACTAACTCCTACGGGAATAGCTACGGCATCTGTTTCACCAGATTTAAGTCTTAACGAAATAACAGGATAATCTACGCCAGTGCTTGTTAAAGATCGCGGACTGTTAACCGGAGTTGCAATAGAATGTGCATCTCCACGCAATTGATAACCACCTTCTGAAATTACTGATGTACAAATTTGTTTTAAAGTACCACTAGATGTAACGGTATCTAAATTTTCAATTTCATAACGACACGGCAACGTCGCTGTCGTCATATATGTGCTGTCAATTTTGTTAGCATGATGGAAAGAATGGCAATGCACAAATTCTTCATTAATAACAAAACCTGCCCTTACAGTTCCTACGCCCAACCATTCAAAGTCAGACCAAAAAATCTGAGCTTTTGTTAAATCAAGAGTGTATCCAGATTCACCAGAACCATTTAATGTATCTAAATTCCAATCGGATTGCTCGATACGAGTGTCAACAACAGACCCAGAAACTGATGAACGTTTTACAATGGCGGGAGAAGCTGTACCGCTTTGTTCAATAAATACACCATTACCAGATGAAAAATACCCTACGCGTTGTCTTTGGTTTTCTTGTCCTGATTCCATTACAAAAGTGTTCATCACTTGTAATGATTTACCAGGTTGATAAGTAAAGACTTTATATGTTTCGCGGAATACTTTATCTCCCGAAGTTGTACCCAACGTCAAATCGACAAGACCCTGATCTGCATTGAAGGTTGCCGCACCGCTTACACCGGTGGATGTTGCCCACAAACCATTATCAAAATAACGATGTTCTGAATCAAATAAAGTTAAAGGATTTGAAACACGAAGACGCCCAAAAGAATCGCCAGCAGTGGTCCCAGGCTGGACATAAATTGTGTCACCCGATACTGTTGTTACCTCAATGGGATGCCCCTTGGCGTTAATTACTTTGTTAACAGAAATGTCGGACATTTTTCCTATTCTGCGAAGTTACTAAATCCACCAAGTCCACCAAACATCTGAAGTTTATTCACGAAATCACTGGGTAATTTATTGAAGGCAACATTTTGAAGAGCTGCGGGATCTCTTACTAAGTTCATAAATTGATCTGTGGATGATTTGCTTTTTGGTTCTTTAAAATCCCAGCGCAACTTTGCGTGGTACTGAGCAAGTTCAGTGGGAGTAAGTGTACCCAAACTGCGACGATAATATTCTCCCGGCAAATAATCTGAGCCTACCGCATCAAAATAACTATAACTATCCCGTTGCTGTGCCATGTTAATCAGTTTCCAATAATGGGACCGATGATATCTTTGATAATTCGCTCTTTGAAAAGATCAAGCAACCCTTGACTTGCTTTTGATTTCTTTTCTTGTTCAGGCATTGGTGCGCCTCGTAATGCGCCAGGGATTATATCTTCCACTGGACGACTAGGCGTCAGTGGTTGCGTCGCTCCTGCATCTGGTAACTGCATGCCTCCTCCTGCTAACTCTTTTTTACGTTTTTCATAAAACTCATAAAGTTCATTGATGTTTTTTACTGGCTGATCATAAGCACTTTTTCCTTGCAAAGTAGGCAATGAAGCCCATTCCGGTGATAATTTAGCAATAACTTCACCAAATTTAGCTCCTTGTGTAAATGGATCAAGAGCACCTCGCTGATCAATTAAATATAAAGCACCCAAGTCTTGAGCTTCTTTACCAAAACCTTTTGTTCCCAGTGCCTTTTGCGCCCTTGCATAAGTGGCTGGCAGAAACTGGTACGCCCCAGCAGCCGCACTTGCATATCCTGGCGTCTTGACAACGACATCTGGATGTCTGCTTAAGTCGTCAAACGTCCCGCCACCAAACATCGTTCGGTAACCTTTCATATTGTCTTGGGGTGTATAAGTCCCCTCTGCCATCCGAATGGTATCGAGCAACGCACGACCCTGGGGAGTAGCAAGAATTTTATTGTATTTAGCGAGACGTTCAGACATCGTTTACTTTAATAGGCAGGACGGAAAGATTGTAAACGCTGAAGATACTCAGCCTTCACTTCATCGGGCAAAGCTTCAAACTCTGCAGGGAAAGCCTGAGTACGCTCTCCGGGACGAGTATCGCGGAACATGGACTCGTTAGGATTAACCGCAGCCTCTTGTTGGCTGATATTACCCAATGCTGAATCTAACTCTTGGCGTGCCATGTTTTGTGCTGCCGCTGCTGCTGAAGCACCTTCATTTAACATTGGTGCCTGTCCAAGATTAGACCCTTGGCCAAAGTAACGCTGCATCAAGGGATTGGGCGTACCGGGTCCGACGTTTCCATACATCGAACGGTTGATCATCATTCCTGTTTGTGGGTCATAACCAACTTGCGGAGGGCCGCCTTGGGGATTAAAGGCTCCCATCTGTTGTGCTTGGTTATAAACTTCTTGTTGATAGCTACGCTTTGCAACAGGATCAGTAAATGGTTCTGGGGTAGTATCCTCTAACTGCGCCAGGGCGTTTTTAGGTGCGCGGAGGTTTCCTGCTTCATCGTACACAGGATCTTGTTTGTGGCCTGCCGGCAAACGTTGCCCATAAACATTGGCGCCTGCGGGAGCTGTACCACCGGGGAACATGGGAGGTTCACGAGGGTCAATCAAAGGCCGACCATAAACATCCGTGCCCAGCCTTGCTGCCTCTTGTGGTGAATACATCGGAGGTTCTTTTTGGAACCCTCCTGGCATGCGTGTGCGAGCGGGCATATTAATATTTGCATCATCGATATCCCCACGACGCCAAGTCCCAAGGACCATTTTCCCAGTTGCTGGGTTAACATCGACAATCCCGGGAACACCATTAAGCTCAGCAATGGCTGTCTTGGCATTACGCTGTGCCTTATTGGCCTGGCTTTCGGTTAAAGAACCTCTAAAAAATGGCATGATTACCTCCAGTTAAGGTTTAAATAAATGCGAGTCCCGACAGCAACATCAGCTGGTCCAGGTAAAGACTGAATAAACTCAGCACCAGAACGCTCATAACGATATCTGGCTTGCATAGGATCTTTATAGTTTGGTACATAAAGAATATGTGCAAGACGATTTGTCTCGTACAAATAAACTTCATCCCAAACCTTTAACGCTTCTAGAGTGCTACTAGAAGCGATTGTGCGATCAACGTCTCCTCGAATAGTTTCAATACGCGTTGACGGAGGTGGATCCGCATCGATCTGAGTTTGTTTCTCAGCAATTTCACATCTTCCAATCTGATAAATAATCTTATCGTAGAAGAATGTATCCGGAATGGTATTCATTGCTTCTTCCAACCGGCTATAGTCGCCTGCTGGAACAGAAACAGTAAAATACCCAAGGTGATATCTTACTCTGCTTTTGTCAAAATCAGATAGTTCCACCTAAACACCTCGGCATCTTTCTATTATAAAAGCAACATTCTTAGATGACATTTGTAAAGTCAAATGGCATACCGCCTTGTGTATACTGCTGCAAAAACCCAAAAGGATCGGGATTAAGTGCTTGAGAAACAATGTTTCCCATTAAATCTTTTTTAAGTTTTGTCATGAAATCTTCATCCTCATCTTTATCTCTTTTCATTCGTTGTGTTTCTAGATTAAATTGATCATGACGGCCAAATAAATAACTCTTCATGATATCGGCTTCACGATTAAAAGCCTGAACAGTAGGCATTGTTTGTGTTGTTGTGCCTTCATATCCAGACCTTACGGTTGCATCACTTTCCCTGGTTGTAGAAGCCGTTGGTAATTCGCTTAGATGCAGAAAGCGTACTTCATAAGGACCAGTGCGGAGACTAGATACATTACCGGCACCTCCTTGGTTTGCATGTGTAGCAACCGTGCCTTGGCCGACAAAACGCAATTGGCTGCCCTCAGGAAAAGCATAGTCTTCTCCCCTGTGCATCCTGTAATCGCCATGAACAGGATGCTTGCGCATGCCCATGGGACTGGTAAGAACCGCACCAGGATCTTGCACAAACTCTTCACCTTGCTTCCTGAAGACGGGCGTCCACTCTTCTTTACCTGGCGCTCGATACTGCAAATATTGACCGATATCTGTTCGTGACTTTGACAAAGGAAAAAGCTTACCGTCTTTGTAAACCTGAACATCAACATGGGGTCCTGTTGAGGTCCCAGTGGATCCTTGGCGGCCTAAATAAACAGCGGGTCCTGTTGCCATTGTCTTTTTATTTTCTATTCTAAAATAAGAAAGCCCCGAATACGGGGCCGGTGTTTAAACTCTGATCAGGTCTGCGGCAAGCACGGAATCCCAATCTACTCTTTTGATTTGTTTCAGTTGCTCCAGATTGTTGAATCTCTCACCCGATAAAGACATCTGAAGATCTTTGATGTCACGCGCAGTCTTCATTCCAATTCCTTTTACGTGATCGGCAATCATTTGAGCGGTTGCCGTATTGATATTCAAACGTGTTTCAGGAGGAAAAGAACGAGGCTCTTCTTTATTTGCTTTGTCTTTAATTTGAAGAGTCTTGACTTTTTTGGTGGCTGTTTTGTCTTCTTCTAACTCATTGCGGTAGACGGTAAAGATTCGACCATCTTGGTCTTCTACCATATACCAATCACCATCATCCCACTCGCTAACGATTTTGATGCGAGCGCCTGTTTTTTTGTGTTGATAAAGCATAGGGACCAGAAAACATCCTGGTCCCATAATACCTTATTTTACTGCTCAGCTGACAGTACGAGCGGGAAGATATTGCTCGATGTCATCATATTCAGCGGCCACATCAGGCTGGATGTAGCAGATTTCGACGACTAGATAGCCGTACTTACCTGCATTTGCATCACCAGAAGAGATGTAGAAACCACCGGAAGTAGTAGTGGAATTAGCGGTCTCTTTGGCGTACACCTTGAAGGTGGTAGCGGCAGTCAGTTCCTTGTAAACCTTACCGGCGACAACGCCAGTGGCGCCAGTGACGGTCAGGAAAGGAGTTGCGCTCAGTGCAGAGGAACCAGCAGCGAAGAAGATTTCGCCGGCCTGCGAACCAGAAGTGGTAGAGCTGAGGTTGGCCTGGATGAAGGCTTCACCAACGCCAGAAGCAGCAACGGGGCTACCGGAGTTGTCGCGACCGAAAGAAATCACGTTACCGGTGGCAGCATAGATGCCAGAAGCGGTGCGGTTGTCGCCCCAGCCAGAGGCAACGGCGATGGTTGCGCGATAGCCGTAAGCAGGGGTGGTCGAATCACCTGAAACAACCATGCCGGTGATATCGGTACGGGTGTCGTCGTTCCGATAAGGAGAAGGAACGATCACATCACCGGAAGCCACAGCACCGTCACCAGAGGTTGCGGTAACCTTCAGATAACCACGCTGTTGGAAGTAGCGATAGCCAGGGACAGCCAGCACAGAAGTGGGGCCGGCAATCGAGCTGTCGTTGGTTCCGTTGTCAGTGGTATCAACGTTCTTATACCAGCCGTTCAACGGTTCGTTCCAGTTGCCCGGGTAGATTTTTTTAGCAGACAAGTAGGACATTTATCTCTCCTATAGTGTTATTTAACTAAATCAAACAGTGCCGTCATCTTGGACGAAGCTGTAAGCAGTGGTCACAAAGTCCTTGTTCAGGATTTCAAAACCAGCATACAGTTGCCAGATCAGGATGATGAAGCGGCTGAAGTCATCGTTGTTGTTGATGAGCACCTGAGCGTTGGGGCCGCCGATGCCAACACCGATTGACTGAGGACCAAAGAAGAAGCCTTGTGCAACTTCTTGGGAAGAATAGTTGTCGCCGTCGGTAAAGTCTGCAGTGACGTTCTTGTTCGGGAAGTTGGTGGACTCGTAGAACTTAACGCCTTCAAACTGAACGCCAGTAGGCATCACAGGCTCACCAGCCAGGAAGTAGGCCTGACCAGCTTGGGGACCCATGTAGAAGCTGGTGTTGTTAGGCATCATGGGGTTAGCCATGTACATGCCTTGACCAGCGTTACCTGCGTAACGGGCGATCTCGCGGAAGTCAGCATCACGACGCAGATGCATCATGAAAGTGGGATCGCAAATGCAGCGATACAGACCGTCAGCAAAGGTAGGAACGTTGCGCTTGCGCAGATCTTTAACAACAGTCAGCAGGTCAGTGCGAACAGAGAACTGTTGAACCTGGTTGGCATATTCAGTGGCGGTATAGTTAATACGGCCCTGAGAATCTTTGGTCTTACCACCAGCGAAGTAGT